AGTTCCAAGTGCTTCCCAGTTTCTATTCAAAGCTCTTTGAACTTCAACTGTTGATGCTTGGTCAATATTTGCATTTAAACCAGGTCTTTGTAAAAACCATTCTTCTAAATAAAAACGTCTTGTATCTTGTGGATAATCTCCAAGAGTTCTGTCTTGGATTAAACCAGTAGTAGAATCTTTACTGATTAATTTCATTCCATTTTGCGACCTTATAGGTCCAGAAAAGGTTGTATTAGCCATGTCCATTCTCCCGTCTTGGCAAATGTCAACTACATTATGTAGTTGTCGGTTAATTAGTTATATAATGAAAAAAACCAGATTGCAATGCAATCTGGTAAAGTTTTTATCTTGGGAGGAAATATTGAATAAAACAATATATCTACCTCTTACGTATCACAAATAAAAAAGGGTGGCAAGTGCCACCCTTCAAATCCCAGAATTTATTTTTCAGTTATGCACCTGGTGAACCAAATACACATCTTGGGTCAGAGAATCCAAAAGAATATCTCTCACGAGCTTTATATCTCATGTTTCCAGTATCGAAGTCTGCTTCCATACCTGTAGATAAAGCTACACGCTCAAAATGTAAGAACCCACGAGGAGTATCTGTCATAATGAAGAATGCATCTGTATCAGTTAGGAAGTCATTGACTACATAACCTTCTGGTAACATACCCATATTTTTGAGTGCGTTTGCATCATTGTCTGAAGTACCAACTCTTAATGTGGAGTTCATAATTCTCTCTGCAACGAACTGTAACTGTCTTGGAATAATTAACTTCATTCCTCTTAAAGCTACAATAAGACCTCTTTCGTCAACAAAACCTGCAATCTTAATTAAAGCATCTTCAAGAGATGTTTCGTTAAGATCTGCCGCAGTTGAAGGTTCATTCGCAAATGTCGCTCCATTTGTTAACGGATGATCTGTTGCACAGAGTTCTTTTCCATCACCACCAGTAACTGTACTATCAAACGCATTGTTCAATACAGATGCTGCTTTAACTTGCTTGGTGTGTGCCATTGATCTTGCCAAAGCTTTTGTGTATCTACCAGAAAGTCTGTCGTAGAGATTATCTTCTACAGCTTCTTCTGTGATACTAAATGCTAAAGCAATAGTCTCATGGTTATACCTTGCAGTATAAGCTTCATTTGCATCGTCAAACGATACTCCAGTACCTTCCGATTTAGTCGGTGCAGCACCAAAGCCAGATAACATTACTTCTTCTTCAAATGATCTGTCTGATGACTCTGTTGTGAAAATTTCAGAGTGCTGGTTTTCATACCTTGCATACTCCATTCCGAAAAGAGCATTAAGACCAGGCTCTAGCTCTTTAGATAGTTGTGCTCTACTTATCGCCATAATTAATCTCCTTTAAGAAATAGCAGCATCAGAATCTCCAGTAGAACTGAAGAAGATGTGATTGTTAATTTTAACGATATAATTGACCCCAGCAGCAGAGTGATCTGCATTTGTAGGATCATCGTGGATACCCAATATCATCAAAGGATTAGACGGATCTGAATCCTCCGCTGTAGATATATCGATCTGAGCAGTTGAAATACCAGTAGTAGTGCTACCAGCTGCACCATTTTCAAGTTCTACTGTCTTGAAAATATCTGCTCTAGCAGTTGCTTTATTGGTATTTGTTCCGTCAGATGCAACAATAAATCGTTGCATAGGGTTATCGTACACAAAACCTTTTATATCGTGGTTAGTGTCTGCTGACCCAGAACCAGGCCATGTGTTAGAGAATTTAAGTTTTTTAGTGGTGTTATCAACATATTCACAACCAGCAAATACACCAAGATACTGTTTAGTATCACCAGTTGCATCGCCAATTGCTATAGTCCCACCTGTTAATTCAACAACAACAGGTGATCCTTGAAAAATAGCTGAAGCATCACTCTTTATGAAATACTGATTTACTCCATCAGCAGTCGTACCGCCAAAACCATTAATTGGTTTTAAGCCGAATTTTACGCTTGTATTAGCCATAAAATGTTACTCCTAAGTTAAAATTAAAATTTCATTAGGATTCAACTTTTCGGTTGCCTCCAAATGTTACACGACTTTGCCTTTCCTTTTGGATTGGCATCGAAGGATGTGACTCCTTCATTAAGTTTTCATCAACAGCCGTCATTTGGTTGCGGGTTCGACCCCGATAGTAATCGTTTCTTTCCAATGCCGTCTCTTCTGGAATCCTAGCCAGTATCAAACCTCCTTGACCAATCACACCAGCATGTTTTCCTTCTGTAATAGTAGAAAAATCACTGTCTGGATATTCGTCAGCACGAACAGGTTCCCAACCTTCTCTTAACTTAGCGTGGACGTTCATTTGATCCTCCTCGCCTCGAATATTGGTTCTTATCCATCTCTGCCTATATCCCTCTGGTGGTTTTGGAGCATCAAGTCTGCTCGGTGGTGACCAGGGTTTTCTACGGGTAGCGTCTGCCCGTGTATTCGCTTCTCTTTTAGTTCGATCTGTCATCGTCTATTCCTTTACATATTTAGCGTACTCTTCAAGAGGTACATTTAGCTTTTTAGCCATTGCCACCTGTGAAGGAGACAATCTAACAGTTCTGCGTCCCTGTTTTTTGCGTGAAGCGGAAGTGTCAGCAGGAGCGACCCTGGCACTTCCTCCGTTTGCTCGTTCAGTTGTAAACTTGTCTGGGAACAAGCCTTTTAACTGACGATCAATTTCATCATAGTATTCATCAGACGAAAGGTCAAACCCTTCTTCAGATAATTTTTGATGAATACCCATTGCTGTACTTGTCATAACTTGATCATCACCAAACCAATCATTCTTTTCTGCCCAAGCTTGTGCCTTTGGATCAACAGGTGCTGCTTGAGGTTGAGGTTGTGGTTGTGCTCCAGATTGAGGCTGTTCAGTGACTTGTTTTGACTGAGCATCTTGTCTATCTTTTGCTATCCTATGACGTTCTTGTTCAATAGAAATCTTTGAAAGAGCTTGTTGGGCATCAAACATCTTATCAACATCACCAGCTTCGTGAGCTTCTCGATAGTTCTTTTTTGCTTGATCAAGCTGTGCATCAAGACGAGTACCATACTCCGAAATATAGCCTTGATCTAAATTGCTTAGACGTTCTTTAAGCTTTTGATTCTCTAAGGCTGCTTCCTGGGCCTTCCTCTCGGCCTCTTGCTTGGCTCTTTCTTCATTTTTGTACTTTGTTGTGAGCTTTTTGATCCTATCTTGTGCCCTTTTACCGACATCTTGTAGTTCTTTGTCATCTGGCTCGTCTGTTTTTTGTTCAACTTGTCCAGAATCAGGTTTATCTTCTGTTGTAGAATTAACAATAGGTTCGTTGTTTTCTTCCAAAGTAACTTCAACATCTTTTTCCTCTTGGGTTGTTTCAACTTTTTCTTCAGCTAAATTTTCTGACATATCTTTTCCTTTATATATGTTTAATATCTTCTGGGTCTAATAATGTAGCAATAACTTCATCATCGTTAATGATACGAACTTCCATATCCTCTAAAGAAAATCTGGATCCAGCATATCGACCTATACAGATCCAATCACCTTCCTTGCACCAAGGATTATTTGGATTTCCAAATTTACCCTCATCTTTATAAGCAATAGGCCCAACTTTTAAAACATAAGCTACAACTGTGGCTAATGCTTCTCTCTGTCTTATCTGATCTGGTATGATTACACCTTTATTAGTAACTTCTTTACCTTGATAAGGTGCTACAAGGATTCTCCATCCAGTTGGAGCAGGTAATCTTTCTTTAAATGATTTATCAAGAAGCGTAGGATCTAATACCCTCTCTTCTTTTTTAACATAAGCTTTTTCTTTATTTCTTTTTTGAAGTATGTGGTCAGGTACTAATAATGTCTTGGGCATCTTCGTAGTTCTTCTCCAACAAGGATTTCATTTCCTCCTTTGCGTAGGTTAAGCCTTGTATCTCACCTACAAGAAGTCGGTAGTTCTCAATATCTTGAATACCACCAGATGTTAAGATCGTAGCAATATCTTGCTCACGTCTTTCTAACATCTTATATACGTGTTTTGCGAAGTCTGCAACATCCATCTTGTTTTATTTAATAAATTCCAGAAAAGTTACTACCAGAAACTTGTATAGAACCACCAAGTTTTTTATTAACAGTCGGTTTATTACCTAACATTTGAAAATCTTTTTTAGTTAATGTACCACTATTATCTACATCAAGCTTCTTTTGATTTCCTATTAAACCACCTTCAGCTTTTTTGGTGATGTTAGCTTGTTTTTCATTGAATTTTTTTGCTTTATTTAAACTTTCAGAAACATTTTCTATTAGTTTAAGCCTAGAAGGTATTGATCCTGTTTTTTTCTGTTTAACTTTTCGTCTGCTACCTGTACCTTTTGATATAAATTCTTCATCAAAAGCCTTAGCAAAAGAAACTGGAAGATCGGGTATACTATCTTGTATTTTTTTGTCTTTTTTAAGTTTATCTTTTACTTTTTTTCTGCTCATTTTTTTCTCCTTTTTCTTAAAACGCTTTTTAAAGTTTTAGCTTGTGCAGCATGTGTCTTAGATGCTTTTTTTAAACCTTTGATTACTTTTTTTAGCTTTCTTTCAGCCATTACTTACCTTTTTTATTTATCATTTGCAATCCTTGCTTACCGAAGCGGTATCCAAATGAGCTGCCTATTATTATATATAACATGTTGGCGAACCAATTTGGAGTTGATTCTTCTAAAAATATAAACCCTTCTTTAACAAATGGTTGTGTCCAAGGCAGGAAGGAAGCTACAAGGATTGCCCCAAAAATCAAACTCCAAAATTCGTCCTTCCAACTTTCACCCATCTGGTTTGTAAGTGCTTGCTCATTAAGAAAACTAGATGTAGCCTCAGTCTCGTAAACTTTTGCTTCCGCTTTGGCTTTAGCTACTTTAACATCTGTTTCTGCTTTAGCTTTATCAACAC